ATAATAGCGGAAAAGCTCATCTGGACCTGCTCGTTCAACGATCTCATCAGCGTCTGCATCTTTACAGCCACCACCAACAAGACCAAGAGCAATGAGGTCACGAACTTCTTTACTAGACGGCTTGGTGCCACGATTAAAGAAACCATCCCAGATTTCAAATATACCACGATGCGCATCTTCAAATCTTTCTATTTCTTTATTTCGAAGCATTAAAACTTTGGAAGCACCGTCGATGATCTCAACGATGCCCCCTCTTTGAGCTATTGCTGTGATAGCCATTACGCACCCGTAAAGGTTACAGCACCGTTGCTTTCAAGCGACACACTAAAAGTCACGCCACCCTCTGTCTCACCGCCAAATTCCAAAGATGTTATTCTGAAATTTCCAGCGTATGTCCCAAAATCTGGCACAAGAATTTGAAAGTTTGCGGCTGGATCAGCTTGCATCGCAACCGTATTCATTCTGGCCTCACTTGTTTCGTCTAAAAAGATACCATCGCCAGAGACACCAACTGACTTTAAGCCATTCATTGAAGACGCAAATAATACGCCACCAGGTGTACTAGCATCAGGTGTTGTTACATCTATTGCAGAGTTATTAATTGTTAATGTTTTACTGTTGATCCCAGCTAGTGTTGAGAACACTTCTGAACCAGCACCGTCCCCGATTTTAAGGAGGAGGCTTCTTCCCAATTGTTTTGCCATAATATGTCCTTTCGGTTAGGCGGTTTCTAACATTGCCGTAATGATTACAGAGGCTGTATGCCCCCGATCATCGCTATTTCTTGTGACAACGTAGTTATCGCAACGCAGTTCAACGAGATTAAAACCTGTTACTGTGACGCTGGATTCTGATCTGTGCAGTGCCGCTCTTACAGCTTCTGCAACCTGTGTCGCTTCAACTCGACCAGTGGCCTGAGAAAAAGCTTCAATATTCATACTTACTTCAGCTCCAATTGAGCCATCCGTATCATCGGCATTAGGCGTAATATTACCAAAGCGAATGAAGGGATACGTTACGCTTGTGGGTGGTTCGTCATAAATACGAGTTGAAACGTAGCTACTAACTTCACTGCTTGCGACTAATGCTGATCGCACCCCTTTTTGAAACGCCAGCGCAAAACCATCACTCATGCTAGTTTTACCTCTTTGGCTGCTTTATTCATTGCACGTTTTACTCGTGCCTTATGCTTTGGACCTAGAATAGATTGTGTGCGCTGAATAAACGGATTGGGCGATGTTTTGCCTGTAAACTTTTTACCAGTGCTTCGTGTTCCAATTCTGGCCCTTTTTCTTTTGTACTGTCGGCCAAATTCTATGGACAGTGCTTTGATCTGACTTGCTGCATCAGGTGGTGCTGCCTCGACAGAGCCAACGAGTGCATTCGGTTGTAAATCAAATTCAGCATGTATGTTATTTGCCAAATCACCACTGGCTTTCGGAGCCATCGTTTTTGCTAAACGAACACCCTCATGGACTGACTTACGGATAGCCGTGAATATATATTTCCTCTGTCTACGCGGTAATTCTTTAAACGCTCTTTTGACACCCTTAGACTCGACCTTCACGTAGCCACGCCCTTTTCAACTAGGATTTCTAAAACATCACCTTTTGCTGTTACTTGAGCAATTGAACGGATAGCCCAGTTTGTACCTCTTGCAACGACACGATCATCAGTAGAAATGCTTTTAACATCAGTATCTGAACGCACTTTCATCCTTGCAACAGAGACATCTTGCAGCGCACCAAAAGTGTCATCAATTGCACCAGTACGCTCAATCAACTCTACGTTTCGAGAAAATAAGTCTGACCANGATTTAGACGCTACGTTTCCATAATCGTCAGTCGTTGCTGCCATTCGCTGAAACGTGGCTCGATCTCTGAAAAGCCCTGCCCTAGCCATACCAGTGGTTCCGCTCGATATTGATTAAATCTTCAAATCCAAACGGCATAGTTTTACTAATAGTCCCAATAAGTTCATTCTCTCTATTTTCGTAGTAATGTGACACGAGCATCAAAAGAGCTTGCTTTATTGTAGCTGGAACGTCTGTCTGGGAGCTGCCATAGCCAATGACATATTCAATTGCTATCGCATCATCTCGAACAAAACTTGTTGGCCAGTTGTAACCNGACTTTGGTTTTACAGTTGTTCGTGTAGATGTACCCAACACCAGATAATTAGAAAGCGTGTCTGTCTGAAGTGTATTGTTTGCATCATAATATTTAATGGCACTTACAGATTGCACTGGACCCAGTGAGACAACAATCTGCGTTGGATTTGGTGCATACCACTCTCGCCAAGTTTGACTGATCATAGCCTTACCCAACGCCCCCTTAACATCAACGAATGCAATAGCTGTTTTAATCAAATTATCAATCAACACATCATCATCAGAATGCTCAACACGAAGGTGTGCTTTCGCATCGGCAATATCAATTGGCTGTGCAGTTGGTGCCGTCACAAGTTGGATGCGGTGCTGTAGAGGGAGCGTAGGCATTTTTATTCCTTAGCAGCGGTGCTTGTTGCTACTTTTTTGACTGCCTTTTCTTTCTTTGGCTCTTCAACTGGCTCTGCAATACCACGCTCGACGTAACGCTTTACCGCGTCTGTATCGCCTACTTCGATAATATCACCAACGTTGTGTGAAAAATCGATACCAGCCATAGACTGTAATAATCTTAGTTTCATGGAAATCTCCAATAAATAATAGGAAAAGAGGCCAAACCAAACAGCCCAGCCTCTTAATGTTTTAAGCTTGAGTTAGAACTTTCACAGCACCTGTATCGGTCAAAGCACCGTCAAATCTGATGTACCCAAGAATACCAAAATCTGGAGCAAATCTTTCACGTGCCACATAGATTGAAGGTTGCCCAACTTTTCTAACGTAGAACGCAGACATATCCCCAAAAGCTACAGTTTTCTTAGCTGTCGCAATTGAGTCTACGTCCTGGTTTACTACTACTGGATACCCAAGAATTGTTTGCGGCATACCAGCGGAATATCCACCCAATTCCCATAAATATCGGTTCTGAGAGTCTTTCAACTTGCGTACAGCTTTTAGCGTTGAATCATTCATCATCATCGCCACATTTGGACCACTTCGATACGCTGGATCAACTGCATGGACGAGATCAATCAGCTCATCTGAGGTAATAGCAGTTGCAGATGCAGCAGTTACGCCAGCGCCAGCATTTGTCATTATTCCCTCAACGTCTGATGATCCTGAACCAGTAGTCAGCTTGCTGTTTGCAATACGGGCCATTCTTTCGCCAAGTAGACGGCCAAGTAGTGACTCCATATTTAGAACGCTATCAGCATTTAACTCAGCACTCCAACGAACCCATTCGGTATTGAAAGCAAACGCCCCAAGGGTCTTCTGGGCAAATACACTATCCTTGCCTGAATCATCTGTGGGCTGTGTACCCTCTGTGTGACTTTCAGCAGTTACCGCTGTGTCATCTATGGTCGGAATGTTAAATGTATTTCCTGACACTGTATTGATCGATGTAAACAAGTTGCTTGTGTACATTGGACCAAACGCTTTCATGGACTCCACAATGAAGTTTGCAAGCTCAGTTGGAACTGTGAAACCACCAGCGGTATTAGTACCACCGACTTGGACACGTTGCTCTAGTAACACTTGTCGTGCTTCTGGGGAAACGTAAGCCTCACCACCTTTTGCAATCATTTCAGCGAATGCAGCACGATAAGAAAGTGCTTCACCTGCATCGACTGCTGGAGCTGATCGACCTTCGACTTGTGGTATCTTTGAAGTGTCTGGTGCTTCGATTGAAGCTTGTGCTTTTGCAAGCCGCTCTTCTCGATCAACACGTGCCTCAATTTTATCGTGATCAACCATCATGGCATCAAATTCACGTTCAATTTCAGCAGCACGTTCCTCTAGGGTATCGTCCTTTACTTCGTTTAATTTAGCACGGGCTTCGGTGGCAATATTAGCCATCTGCTCGCGCAATGATTTAATCTCTGACATGAGATGTCTCCTTTGCTTTTGAGAGATGTTGTTGAGCCTTCATTCNCAGCCGNCTGGCTGCCTGGCTCCTTGATTGCGCTTTGCGATGCCGCTCCAGACTTTCTAAGGCAGACCGAATACCGATCTCAGTGCCTGAGTAAGCTGGGACAGTGACGATACTTACATCGTGCAGTTCTGCTTCAGTAATGGTTCGTGAAGGTATCTTTCCCTCGTCGGACCACTTCTGTCGCGTCGGCACAAATGCAAAACTCATTTTGTCCAAGTCACCCCTTTTCATTTTTGGGATGATTGCTCGAACGTCGGGATCAGAAGGGTCAAGCTGCGCTCTAATACGCAATCCATGATTATCTTCTGATAATTCTAAGGTTCCACTTCTGGTTCTAGCCAGCGGCAACCCACTATGATTTATTAAGAAAGTTACATCATCACGACCAACGGCATCTCGAAATGCACCAGGTGCAATCTGTTCTCGCCACTGACCGCCAATTAATGTTTCTTGATTAAAAACCGCTGCATAACCTTCGACAGTTATCTGTCCGTCATCAGCGTCTCGTATCTCGATTTTCTGCGCTGGACGTTGTTCGCGGTATTTGTCTTTGTCTTTGTCTTTATAACCAGCAACATCAATTGCATCATCAGATTCATCCAAGTATTCCTCTGACTTACCAAAGGTGATGACAATCTCGTCATCGCTTTCTTGGATGCTTTTNATATGACGTGTTTCGTCTGCACCCTTAGACATGGTTNCTTCCTCTTCTGTTAAGATTTTGTTGGTAAAANTTTGGCAAAGATCACCCGACCATCAGGCTGTGCCTTTGCACGCATGGCTTGATCAGGTGTCAGCTTGGACATCCTTGCTTAAATAAATTTTCGTGGGGTCGTTTAAGTACTTATGGGTTTATTCATGTACCTATCTCCTAGACGAAAGAGTGGCTCTGCAAAGGCAGGGCTATTCTTCTTCTGTGGTCTGGGAACCAATAGGCACAGTTGCTCCCTGTATCAGTAAATCATCACCGTTTTCTTTCGGCTCCATACCTTCAACTTTTCTAACTTCGTTTGGTGTTTTAATTCCGTTCTGGATTGCCGTTGCATGGGCTTCCATTCTAGTTTTTAAATCACCACGTAATAGGCTATCGACATTAAACCTTACTTCCAAATCACTATTTCTAGTGAATAATTTAAGGTTCATTTCTTGCTCTGTCTGTTCAATCCATCTTCGCAGCGTATGTTTTACGAAATGCTGATCTTGCTGCTCGTTGTTACTGTATGTTGCGCCAGATAAATCTTGGAGAAAGACAGGCGGCAAAGAATAAATTCTGGCAATCTGTTCGACGCAATATCGCTGTAATTCTAGCAGTTGCATTTGCTCTGGTGAAAACCCAACGCTCTTTAATTCATGCCCTGCTGGTAACGCCAGTATTGGACGCCCTTCTTTAGCTAGTTTAGTAGTCGCTGCTGCGATGTCTTCGCTTGCTCGTTGTGCTGCTACACCGCTCTGAAACGGACCCTGAAGAACGGCTGGAGGAATGCCGCCACTTTGAAAAGCCTTTGATCCAAAACGTGAAGCAGCAATAGCCAAACCGATGATGTCTCGATTGGTCATAATCGGACCGCGAATGTCGATCTGGTTATGTTTTACCATGTAGGTAAGATCGAGTACTTCACTAGCATCGTAGACCTGGTTTTTAGTCCGATAAGTTTTTGTTGGAAAATCTTCTGTGACCTGCTCATACACATGCACGTTTGCAGGATCGATAGGCACTAAATCAGTAACCTCACCTCTAGCATTGCGAATAATAAGTGTAATACTTCGACCACCCGTAAGCGTCTGTTCAAATATATACTTACGCCAAGCAAATGAAGATGTTGTCGGATTGACGGCACGATTAAGCCAACCACCAATTCCCTCAGTAACTTTTTCACTACCTTTGTAAACTTCGAGCGGCAAACTCGCTAATGTGCCACTAATAAAATTCACTGCTGCCCACACTGCTGGAACG